ATGCCGATTCCGGGCATATGCGGCCATCGCCGCTTCCATCTCTGGCGTGTCCTTGCCCAGAATCTCGTCGTTATACGTTTCCCAGCGGGCTTTGGTCATTATTCAGTTCCTTTACCAACTCGTCGAATACTTCGAGCTGCTGAAGCCACATCGCAAACTCCAATGTGATTGGAGGAACGGCGGGCAATTCAGCGATAACTTCTTCTACCGGCCCCACACGAATTTTCCGCATATGCAGTAGAGGATTTCCTGAAGGGTTTTCTTGCATAAGATTACGCGGCAAATCGGGCAGGCACGAACCCACATTTGATTCACCTAAAACTCGGAGTCCGAGAAGATTGATCAGGCTTCTCGGACGCGGCTTGGACAGAGCCGAAATCCGATGCTGATATCCGACGGCCAGTCATCCACCAGCACGCAGAATCATCCGCTAAGACGATTCTTTGTTCTGTAAACCCCCAGAACGCGGGGTTTGCCGGGAGCGACCCGACTGCGATGTCCAGTTCCGGACAAGAAGTTAATCCGAACCTCTTATCGTTCCTTGGAACATCAAACCTTAAACTTTGCTGCGAACTCGTTGTGCGTGAGGTTTAGTACGAAGTTCTCGTCGGGAGCCCTTAGGAACATTGGTGGTAGTGGTCCCGTCCCCGAATATTTGGGTCCATCCGCCGCTACTACCGATGTTTAATACTCCAGCGTATCCGCCCGGCAAAATTTGAAGCGGAGCCGTAACATGCCCCATGAAATCAAATTTGCCACCCGGAATCAGTGTCGGAGGGTTGAACCAATCAGGAGTAATGAAATCGGACATCTTGAAATCGTTGATGACGTAGCCAAGAGAATCTGTTTCAACCGGATCGCCGACTTCGTATCCGTAAGCCGTGCCGGACCCATCGTTATTCAAAAGAATGACCGCTGTATCTATCCAAGGATCGACAAGCATTTCCAGCAATTCATGCGAGGCCGTTACTGACCACGCATCCCCGGCTAGTTCCGTGGTGCGGATGAATACTTTTCCTAGCGGCAAACCCGATGCGGTCAAATCGTGATATCCGAGCGCTCCGGAAACATCAGCATTGTCCAGATATACTAGCTGCCAATGTGCGGGATTCGTCGCCCCGCCTTTTGGAACGAAAAACAAATTCGCTCCAAATCCCCAAATGGGGGCAAAATCTCTATTTACCTGAATCTGAAGTGCGGCGGTCAGCCATTTAATCATCTGATCGCTGGCTTCTGTACTTGCGTTCACACAATCTATATTAATCAACACGATCTCCTAGTCTGAGGGATTGGCCAGTAGACTCGTTTACATTGCCTCGCAAGACAAATGTGCTTCAAATTGCATTGTGGTGGTTCCGGAAGATGTATAACCTATCGCGTATTGAATTGCTACACCGGTTAAAGCGTAGATAACCACCGATCCAACCAGTTTTGAGGCGGTTGTGTTTCCCGCGTTGGTGGTTGCAATTGCTCCGGCTTGTGTCGCCAAAGCACATGTAAGACTTTGCGCAACAGAATCAGTACCATCTGTGTAGGTAATTACCACGCCAGTCGCACCGCCCAATGTGCTTGAAGTTGTAGCGGCTCGCGTGACTTTTAGATAAACATTAATACGGAATCGACCCGTCGCTGACGGTGTTAAAATCGTAGTTGCCGTGATCGCGGCTGCTTGCGCGGTTAAATCTACTTCCGCCGCAACTACCGGAATTTTGTTTGGAACCGATCCCGTGAACAGTCTCTTGGTGTTCGTCGCGAAATAGAATTCGCCATCTGATAAAACCGGGCGATTTGCGTCTACACCGCGTTTTACTAATATTTGAATCGCCACACTTAGAACGTACCCCCATCTATTGTTGCGGGGAGTTGCGCGGTTCCTAGAGTTCCGGAGATATCAGTAAAAGCTAGCTGGGCGACAGTTATTGCTCCACCAACGGAGGTCTGTTTAAGAACTTGCGAGGCCCCGCCAGTTGCGGAAAGACTCGCACCCGTGCCGCCCACGCCAACAGCCAAAGTACCTGAGGTAATTTGAGTTGCCGGGAGATTGGGAATCTGTCCTACGGTCGCGGCCCCAGACAAATTGCTAAAGGCTGGCTGCGCGTACCCAACTACTCCGTCCGCACCCATTGAGACGGCGAATTGATTGGCGGGAGCGTTGGAAGCTACCGGTCCCCGATCAAGCGCAACCTGAAAATTCGACCCGTCAAATACTGCCCGCACACCCTGATTGGTGTGGATAACGAAATTCGCCGTGCCATTAATAGTGGCACTCGTCGGCGTAATTGTTACATCGCCTACGCCTTTATTCTGGAAATCAACGAATTGTCCAGAAGTGAATACTCCCGATGGAACGGTAACGGCAACAGCCGAAGCATTACTCAGGGTGACGAGTTTTCCAGCATCGCCAGCTACAACCGTATAAGAAGTGCCTACCTGCGCATTTACCGGCTCAGTACCGCCATTTACGAGCCCGGAGACATTGGCCGCTGCGATTTTGAGAGGAACGACAGCCGCGCCAGTTCCAAAATGAAGAATCTGGTCGTCTGTAGTGAATATTGGTTCACCTGCCGCGCCAGAAGCGGGCAAGTTCGCGGCAAGGCCGCGTTTTACTTGAATTGTTGGCATTACTAATCCTTAGGAAAGCTAAAAAGAGCCGCCGTCTACGGGGCCGCCCAGACCGCTACCTACAGGCGTGCTTGGGGCTCCGCCGGGGGTTGTAGGCACGTAGGCTTGAGTCAAATATTGTGTTGCAATCGAACGGTCAGATACGTTGTCTCCCTGAGTAATGATAGTTCCGTCAGGATACAACGCAGCTACTTCATCGCCGCGCACCCTAAAACTAATCAAGGGGTCGTCGTAGCTCATTGGAACATTCGAGTTAACTGTTAAAAGAGCCATAATACCTTTGAAGTCGCAAATTGCGACTCAAATTTTATCATCAGAGAATCGTCGCCTATCTGGTGCAAGAATACCGTGGAAGATTCCGGCAATAGTTGGTGTGGGCTTTTTGAATTCTAGGATTTTTCCCCGCATAGCTTCGGGAACATACTTACGTAACGGTTTATGCCTACGCGGAACGTAAAACTCTATGAGTTCGGCCACGAGAATTCTCTAAACTAACCGCATCTTTTAAGGTATAGTGCGCTGCGGGAAGATTTTTCTGATACCAACGCCACGGCGAGGAAATATTTCTTTCACGCCATCCGAGTTCTAAAAGGTATTCTCGGGCAAATTCTGAGTCACGAGTTAATCGATTGTTTATTGTTTCAGAAAATGGACGGGTCAGTTTGTCCACTTCCGGACGGGGCTTGTTCTTTGATCCTTTAGGCCGCGCCATTTATTCCTTCAATAGTTTCTTAATATACACAGTTGCGATATTCGCGAATACTACAATACCACACATGCCATAAAAGAAATGATCGATATTTCCTTCGAAGGCCGACGCCACGCAAAATAGGACAGATAATATCGCCAGCCCCGTAAATATCTTAGCCAGAACAACATCCAAAATCATAGACGAAGTAGCACGCAATCTACAAAGAATTCAGAAACGCCAGCAGAGCCTGCTTTCCGGTGGGGTCAAGCTGTTTAAAATTGCTACTTGCCGAAGAGGCTTCGTTACCGTGCGCGGCGATTGCGGTCTGCAAGTCAAACGCCCGGCCATCATGAAGGAATCTTGCCCGAGCCCGCAATCCCCACAAAGGAGCCGTGCGAACTTTGTTGGCAGGAGCATCACCCTGTTGAATTCCATCGCCCGTACCGACATCGTGCAAGAGATAATCTCCAAAGGGATGAAATACATACTTCGGAGTAAACAATGTATCGACATGGCAATTAACGCAGCCAATGCCATCGAATATCTTCTCGCCAAGCGCGGTTTGCGCGGTCAATGGTCCCCGCGAAGGGGCCTTCAACGCCCGCATGAATCGGGCGTAGCAATCGATATCTTCCCCGCCGTCCCCGCAAGTCGGTTCCTGATCTTCGATTCCGTTGCTATTTGTGGTGGCTTTCACGAGGCGATTTTCCACGCCCTTTTCGTTGAAATCCGCGTCCCCCGCAAAACTAAGAAGACTCGCGTGCTGATCTTTAACTCCAAATCGGCCCACATGAACCGTTCCGGGTGATTCAAGAACGGGCACCATAATGAATTGCCCGCCATTTTGCCCCGCAATTGCGATTAACTCAGCATCCGGAACAGCTTCTACGAATCCATCACCCATCAAACTCAGAGAAGGCCGGAGAGCATTAATTGCATCAAATACGGATTTCTGCTGGGCTTCGGGGTCAGTTGTCCGGTCATGGACAAGTGTAGCCGCCGCAATAGGATCATCCTTATCGTCGGGGGCAATTCTGTGTTCGAAAACTTGGCTGCCCGCCCCGCTAATCGGGGTATCGTGGCAATCCGCGCAGGCTCGGGCATTGTAAGCGGGGCCGAGCTGGGGAAGAACAGCATCTTCTTCGAACTGATCACGGTCGTCATCATGCCGCTGCTGGCTGACAAAACCGTTGGTTAGGGTATCAAATCCTTGCGGTGCTTCGATAAGACCCGGAGGGACATTGACAACGGGCCGCGCAACTTTATGATAGCAACCTAGGCCCGGAATCAAGAGAACGAATAACAATAGTTTCTTCATATTCCTCATTTTCTGGCCAGATTCATTTGTCCGTTTCCGGACGCCCCGCAATTTAGAGACGAGTGACGCGCAACCTCCCTAGGGGAGAGCTTATACGGGGCCTATTCCACGCTCTTCAGGCGGTACTACGAACCTCGGGCGGTCGCCGCCCATCCCATGTTCGCTAATTACTCGGGTGGTCCGGTGAAACCCGCCCCGCATTTATATAAACATTATACGCTATCGTACAGCATTTGTCAAGATATATTTGCTAATCCCTTTGACAATTCTAGCACATTATTACGAGCCAAACACCATTCGCAAGCACGATTTAACGCTTGTTGCTCTTTCGTAGCCCAGCGAATATTGCCCTTTTCGTAGTGACCGTATGGATTCGGCCAGCGATCCAGAGAGTACGCAAATTTAGGCTCGGGGCGCGGCCCGACTTCCTCGTAAAACTCCTCAAAACTGTTGAATCTAAACTCTATGCCTTTACCTGCATGATCTGGGTATCGATCCGCTTGTTCCGGCTTACAGCGCTTCTTCGCTGCGTGAAATGAATTCCATTCGACTGTATAGGACATTCCGTGGCGGGTGTGGCTTTTGACGCGAGCGCACTTTCCGCAACTTGTAACATTATTAGATTTCATGTGATGAGCGGCTACGATTTTCTCTTGCCCGCAATCACATTTACACTGCCAAAGAGATTGTCCCGTTTTGTTTTTGCCAACGTATTTCTCAATCGTCAGCATGTTAAATCGTTGGCCGGTTAAATCTTGAAATTTCATGTATAGTAGCATCCTTTCATTACGATTGGATGCCACTATACACGAAAAGGTTTCAATTAGTAATAGTAAAATACAGGATTTATAAATCCTTTATTTACTAGGAGATCGCGCTGGCTGCGTCAATCTCGCGTATCCTAATTGTGGTGTCTGGCCCAAGGCTGGTTGTGAAGTGAACTCTGTAGCTCGTCCACCCCGGAATTAACCCCGAGGGATCCGCCACTGACGGCTCGGCATTTTGCACAATGTTGCATTTAATATTGCGCCATTCGCCATCGCCGTAACCGGTGTCGCCCATCGCGCCCAAATTGATCGAAAAAATGCCATCCCGACCAAAAATATACGTGCGGAGAGCGGTCAGGCCGGTAACTGCGCCGTGCGTTCCGTCGTTATAGTTCGAGGTCGTAGTGACGAGGTTCGACTGGAAGAAGCTCACGCCGGAGGTCGGAATCTCAATGACTTCCGTCAGATCGGTCGAGATAATCTCATCCAACCGTGAATAACCCTGCGGGGTGCGCTTCAGGATATCGATTGGCGAGTCGTTCGAGTTGTCCGCCAGCACATCGCCAAGGGCGAAGGGGTGGATGACACCTGCGAAGTTCTTGCTCGCTTCGTCGAAAGGCCGCACCGAACGACCGGCCAAGGACTGGACGGCGTTACGGATGTAGGTCAGGGACAGAGTGGTAAAGCTCGTGGTCGAAGTCGCCGAGAGCTTCGTCAGGACGGACGAATCAACGCTGTTCGCGCCGTCAGCGGTTGCGCGGACGAGAGCGGAAAGCGACTCGCCCAGCCGATACGCCATTTCGCGGGCAACGTTCTCGACAGTGTTGTCGATAGCAGTTGCGAGGCTCAGGCTGGAGAAGTTCGCGTAATCCGCGTACTCACCAATCGTCGCGGAAGTGTTCAGAACCGAGACGCTGATGGAGCTGCCGACCGTACCTTCCGTGGTCTGCGCGGTATTCGCAGCCAGCGGAACGTACATATACATGTTGTACTGATTACCACTCTTCATCGGGAGGTCGAGACGTTCCGAGCAAGCGACGAAGGGTGTCTGTGCTTTCAAGTTCTCGCGGAACTTTTTGTCGTAATACCGCACAGTACTTTGCGGAAGATTTGACTGGTTATTGCCAGCCGGAGAAAATGCCATATTTCACCTGTAATTGGATTACTCTTATGCGCGGCGGCCTATGCTGGATAATCCGATCCAGTGTTCCGTCCTCAGTCAAGAGTTGACCAAGGTGAATCCCTCACGCGGGCGTTGGGGCTTTGTCTGTAATCCGACAGACTAGGCAAACTTTATGAATTGCGGGGCGGATGCCGGATCAGCTACTTCGCCGCGTGGAGGCGTTATCAAGCTGAGGTATAGTTCAGACCCATGCCCTGAACGGTCCGGATTGACATCCACCCCCACAAACTTTCTGCAAACTTTGCGCGGCTTATTCCACGCTCTTATAGGCGGCAAGGTGTCTCTGGTTAGTTCCCTTTTATTCTCCAGAAACGGGTGAAACCTGCCGCGCAACTCAATCGCAATATTTGTACATCTCTATTGCGTCGTAACCTTGTCCGAAGAAGTCTTTTATATATCGCGAGGCGCGGTATCCTCTTCGGAAATATAATCGTCTTGCGGGGTTCGCGGGTTCGACGTGCAATGTCAATTTATTGCCGCGATAGAACGATTCTGCCGCACCCATCAGCAGGGTTCCGACACCCATACCACGATAGCTGGGAGCGACGATTACGCTCCAAATCAATGTTTTGTCCGCATCTGGACAAGTAATGATGCAGCCCAGAACACCGTCTTCTTCCGCAACCCAAGAAGGACTGTTTAACTTGTCGCGCAATTCTTCTTGAGATGCGGGGATGAGATAGAAATCCTTTTGAAGATAATCTGCGTCTTCAAAATCTGTGTCTTGGTAGCGTCGGATGATCACTGCACTGCTGGTTTAGGAGAATAGAGCTTATCTACTGCTTCTTTGAAGCCTTTTTCTGTGCGCAATTTCTTCTTGTATTCTTCGCTGGACAGTTTCTCAATGTCCGCGATTGTGTAAGCAGAAGTACTGCGAGGCGTCCCACCTTCGGAAGAATTGTTACGGGTCAATCCAGAAGCAACAGGACGGGGGGTCGGCTTGGGCGCTGGTTCCACAACTGGCTCGGACTTAGCTTCGACCTTCGGAGCTTCGACAACCGGCTTCTCGCGAAGTAGATTCGCGCCATCAGGACCCAAAGTCTTATACGCTAGCTTGAAATTAGCTTTGACCGGTTCGAGATCGTTCTTGATCATCCAGTTCGCCATCGTTTCGAAATTTTCCGGGCAAACGAAATAATCTGGGGTACTGCGGACAAAAGCCTCGGCCTGAACCTGCGCGTCCATCTGCGCGATGCGCTGTTTCGTAACTGTTAGAGCTTGGCGGATTGCCTCTGGACTGCCGATGCGAGCTTCGAGCAACCGGTCGTAAGCCGCGTCACACTTCTCGGGATCGTTCAAATCCTGTGGAAGTTGCAATCGTTCTTCCGCCGTTAAGGGCCGAGGAACAACCTCGTATTGACCCTCCCTAACGCGGGGTGCGTCATCTGGAATCTGATCTTGAACAATCGATCCAAGGCGGATATCTTTATTGAGCTTGCGGTTCAGGCGCACCAGTTCGGAATTCTGCGCGGCCATCTTCTCAAGCGCTTCCTCCGGATTGGCGGCTACGATAACTTGCTGCCCTCCGAGGTTGTTTCCGTTCTCATCTTTCGGCTGATAGGTAAACCTGAATTCCTTGGGCGCTTCGGGAACCGGCACTTCTGCGGTAGGTTCCGGTGTAACAATATTCTCGTCAGACATAATTATCCTTATAAGGTTTTGTTAGGGTCTTAATCTTGCAAAAGAGCTTCGGTTAGATCGGGCTGAACAGGTACGGGACCTTGAGCACTGAATATTTCTTGTTCTTTATTAATCCGGTTCGCCACACGTTTCCAGAATATTGCTGCCGCCAGCGCCAAATTGTGCTTTGCGCGGATATCCTCGATATCTTTAGGATTGGCATTCAACATATCGACCTTGAACTGCTCAACTTCAGATTCAAAGATGTTGACCATTACTTGGAATCCGGGCATTTGTCCGAGAGCGATCAAATGACCGCGTTCCGTATTGCTTAGTTTATATTCCGGCCCGACCATTTCATTATCCTTATGATCCGTAATCTGATTTCTTTTCCATTCCCCAGATTGGTTCTAGCTTAAAATTATCTTTGTCTTCGTCCGAATAAAGAGCGCAAACACCACCCGGTTGAACACTCTCATCGTCCGATTCCGGACGCCCCGTATAGTTTTCATCGACCCATTGATTTAGAGTTGTTATCGTAGAGGTATGCGCTACGATAAGAACAAGATTATCTCCCGAAGCCTCGTCAACGATTTTATCGAAAACCGCGAACATCCGGTCTCGAAATTCTTCAAGCGATTCTCCGCCCGGAATTGTCTCTTTGGGATTATCGACATAATGATTCAAGACATCGGCGTATTCTTCACGGGATTTGCCGGTCAACTCTCCGAGGTTCCACGGGAGAAGACCCTCGTCTTTTATAATCGGGCAGTCTTTTACTTCTTGAGTGAGCATCGCCGTGTGAACCGCCCGATCCAGCGGCGAGGTAAAAATCTTTTTGATAGGATATTTCTCAAGAAATTCGGAGGCGTCTTGGGCTTGCTGAATACCGACTTCATCGAGCGGTACATTTCGCCATGATCTAAATTTTTTATCCTTGTTTAGAAGTGTTTGACCGTGTCGCAACACCAAAACAATAGGTTCTTTTTCTTGATTGACATATCGGCAACATCCTTTTTCCAGATTGATCTGAATGGTCAGTTTAAACGTCTCACCATCAGATATTTGAACGAGTTTGCTTTTAAGTGCCGGGTCCGCAACAACTACAGGATGAATGCAAAGACTGGATTTAGGATCAAGACGATGAATACAGTCCTCGCAGTGAAAAGGACCATCTTCTGAATAGCCAGAGATCGGCGTACCAGTTTCGCTATAGTGTGAAATGTCTTCCATTACATTCCTTCAATATCGCCGAAACCCGTACCGCCCGGTATACCTTCAGCAACCTCAGATTCAGCAGACTTTTCGGTTGCGTATCTGATAAGGTCATTCTTGACACGATTATCCGAACGCTGATTTTCGAGGTCCATTTTCTGCTGGGCTTTTTGATTGTTGAGCGTCATCTGAGTCTGCATCGGACCTTGTTGTTGCTGCTGAATCTTGGCCTGACGACGCTGTTCCATTTCGGGTGTAAGCGGCTTGATAATGTCTTGGCTGTCTTTCCATTCGCTGGCCATGAGCCACATATCGAACACAGTCTTCCAATCGATATACATGCCCATATCGGCCAAATATTCGTTGAATCCCGGATTCTGCATAAACTGCGTGATCAGGGTAAGACTCTGCGCCATTGTCCGCTTGGCGGCGAGGCTGGAGCTGGCTAATACTTCAAATTCTATTTTTCCATCATGATACTTCTGAAGATCGACTTTATAATCTTTACCTTTTTCTTCGCCCAAAATGTCTTCAATTTCCTGATCGGACATGAAACGGAAGACGAGTTCGTCGAGGATGTATAAGAAGGGCGTAAAGACTTGATCGATGAAATTGTCGAGAGGTCCGTCCAAACGGGTGGCCGATGCTTGGCCGAGGAGGTTAGCACCGGTGCCGGAACGACCAATTCCGGCCCGAGGACCGGCAGTGGAGCCTTGAACAAGCGCTTGATCCGCACCAGTCGTAGATTCCGTGGCTGATTCAGAATTCTGAAGCGCGGCCCACGTTTCCGCCGGAACCTTGGGAGTTTCCAGAAGGTGAAATGCTTCGCTGGCGGGGCCGTCAACGGTGAGAATCTTGCCGATTCCCGTCCGGATCATTTGCGTCGGAGCATTGGAATCGCGAGTCCGGGTATAGATAGGATTAACACCAAAGCTCAACATCTTGAGAATGGCATTGATTGTTCCCTGATCTACGCGCTGGTTCTGGCCTACGGTCAATCCAATCCCCATTCCGTAAAATGCCTTAGGGCGGTTCCACCAATTGGCGGACAAGAAAGGGATTTTGCCAAATAGCGGATTTTTATCGTTGAAAATTGACTTCTTGCGATCTAAAACGAGGATTTTGCGTTTGCGATCCCAGAACTCTAGCACTTCCAATTTCTTTGCTAACGGGTCCGCACTATTTACTGCGTTTTCCTCTTCCCCGTGATGAACAATACCGACCACTTGAGATTGGACTTCGCTTCGAAGCGGTCCCGGAGTTTCGAACCCTTCAACCGGCGGATTCCACAATTCCTTTAGTTTCTCGTCACTTGCGTATTCACCCCATGTCCAACCGGGCGACGACTTGCCATTCTCGTCGAGGTTGTTGTCTTTTAAATCCTTTAGTTCATAAAAATCCATGTACCGAACATCAATGACGTATCCGGCTTCTCGAACATCTCCAACTTTCAATCCGGGATCGACAAGAACACTACCCAACCGCCGAAATTCGAAGAAAGGTTTATTATGATATTTCTTTGTTATTTCAATTTTAGGAGCTTCGTCGGTACTAATCTTCTCGGTTTCGCCGGTTCCAGTATCAATGCTGACTTGAGTACTAATTCTACGAGGAACATCTTTCGAGACTCTTTCAATTCCCCACTTCCAGATACCAGTTCCAAGGTGGGCAAGAGATTCCAGCCCCCACTTCACTTCCCTCTTGAACTGGCAGGCGTCCAAG